AGCTCATTCGCCAACGTGTTGTACCCAAGCAAAGGCAAGGGTCTTAAACCGTCCGATGAAATCTATATCGCCAATCGCGGCTCGCGGCGTCGCCTGCGCAACTCCGGAACACGCTGGGCAATCGGCCCGACTGCAAGCGGAAGGTTAAGAGTGCGGCTCTGCGTATTCGATACGAACCATTGGAAAAGCTTCCTCATGTCGCGCTGGCGCTCGTCGGTTGGTTCGCCGGATGCATTGACGCTATTCGGCAAGGACGAACGCACCCACCATCTTTTCGCGTCGCATCAAATTGCGGAGAAGGCCACAAGGCTTGTAGTGGAATCGACCGGCATCATTTTCGATCAGTGGCAAGAGAGGCTAGGCGGTCAAGGTCGCTGGCCGAACGATTGGTTCGATTGCTGCGTTGGCTGTTGCATTGCTGCGTCGATTGCTGGCGCGCGCCTGTTGACGCCGGAAGCCGATCAACAGCAACCGCGCACCCGGCGCAAGCGGTCGCTGGAATCTCTCAGAGCATTGGGGGGCGCAGTCTGATGGCAAAGGCAAAAAAGCAGTCTGAAAAGAAATATAAGCTCATCTCAGACGAAGCGTTCGCGGCCATGCAGGGAACCTATACCGTAGACGCTCGCGGGATCGCCTGCAGGGTCTGCGGCTGTCGGCATCACTATACGCTGGAGACGGAACCGACCACCGAAGGCAGGGTTCGCCGCCGCCGCAGGTGTCGTAATTGCGGCTTTCGGTTCACAACGTATGAACTGCCTTGACGAAATATTTTTAGCTCTCACCCCCCACATATGGGGTATTTCACCCAAGAAATCAATTTTCTCCGAAATTCATATTGCCTTGAATATACCATAAAGGCATAGTGCCATAACAGACAATCTGACGCACCGGACACAACGCGGACTGATCATCCGCGCCAATGCCGGAAAACTTTAAGGCCCGAGGCTGCCTCACCTCGGGCCTTTTTGCGTTTCCGGTGTCCGGTTGCCGTCAGTGCTGCGAGGGCACGACATGGCAACCCCGGCACAAATGGTCACCGCAATCACCGACGCGCTCGCCGCGAATCCCGCCGGCGTGGTCAGCGTGCGTTTCCCCGACGGGCGCTCGATCCAGTACGACCGCGCACAGGCGCTCAAAGAACTGGCCTATTGGGAAAACAAGGTCAACACCCAGGCGCGCGGCGGTATGACCATGTCCCGCTGCAAACTGATTGGGGATGCCTGATATGGGCCGCCTCAAACGCGCATGGCATGCACTGACCGGAAACAGCATGTCGCCGTCACGCATGCGCAACATGGTCAACGCCGTTTATTATGCGGCCGCGTCCGAATCATCGACAATGGATTTTTCGCTGGCCGCCGATGTCGGCATCAATCGCGCGCTTTTTGCCGATCTTAATAAGCTGCGCTCGCGCTGCCGGTACGAACTTAAGCAGAACGGCATTGCCAAGGGCATGCCGCGCGTCTATGCCAATTCGGTTGTCGGGACCGGGCCAAAGCTTTCAGTCCAATCGAAATCGAATCCGGAATGGGCGCGGGTAGCCGAAAACAGTTTCGCGAAGTGGGCGCGCCAATGCGACGCCAGCTATCCGCACGGCGGCAGCCTAGGAATGCAGCTACATCTTGGCGTCCGGCAGATGTTCCCGACCGGAGAATATTTCAAAGTTCTGCGCTCGTTCGGCGACGGTCCGATTAAGCTGCGCCATCTCCTGATCCGCCCTGACCGCGTCAAAACCCCATCCATACTCCCGGATGAATTTTCCAAAGTTAAAATCGATAGCGGGGTCGAAGTCGATAACGACGGAATACCTGCCGCATATTGGTTTCTGAAAGACGATCCAGACAACACAAGCATTGCCGTAATGTCGTTCGATGAGTTTATCCGCGTCGAAGCCAAGAACGTTCACCACGTGCTCTATCGAGACGATCCGATCCAGCATCGCGGCGAGCCGTGGATGTCGGCGACGCTGGCCACATGGCACAAGCTGCGCCGCTATGACGAAGCCACGATTGCCGCGGCCATTGTAGCTGCAAAGTTCGCGGCCGTGCTCGTAAACACAAATCCTGATGTGGCTGTAACCGAGGATGACATTCTGCCGGAAGCGGTCATAAACATACAGGACGGGATGATGATGATCCCGCCTCCAGGTTACGAGCCGAAACAGATCCAGCCGCAACATCCGTCAACCAATGCCGCGGATTTCCGCCGCGACCAGATCGGCGCGGCCGGAGCCGCGAACGCAATCCCCGTCAATATCGCCACGCAGGATTCTAGCCGCAACAGCTTCGCCGGTGGGCGTTTCGACGGCGTGACGCTTGAGCAGGATGGCGAAGTATTGCGCCAACTGATTGCAGACCTCGACCTCAATCCAACCTGGGCCGAGTGGAAACAGGAAGCGATTGCCGCAGCCGTTATCGGGCCTGAGCCTGACGACGTTGTTATCGATTGGCTCTGGCCGCTCGAAGAGCGTCACACCGATCCGTCCAAGGCCGCGAACGCCAGCAAAACCATGATCGAAAACGGCATCGAAACCATTGGCTCGATCCAGATGCAGCGCGGCGTGGATCGCGGGCAGGCACGTGAAAGCCTGCTTGAAGAGGTCGAATGGTTCCGCGCGAACGATTTGCAGCATCCGCTTGACGCGAAAAAACAGGAGGTCAAAGGCAATGAGCAGAATCAACCGGCACAGGACGACGACCAACCGGACAATGCGGATTCTCGCAGCGAGCCTGCCGAATAATCTCCGCGCCGTATCCGGATGCGAAATCGAAATCGAGGCATCCTCCGCAGGCGCAGACGGCAAGCCTGCTCTCCCGCGCTTTAAAGGCCGCGCCTACACCGGCGGCAAGATGCAGCCTGCCGGTTGGGACCATCCGGTAGTGGTCGATCTCGCCGGGATCAATTGGACCAGCAAGGCCCGCCCGATCCTCATGGATCACAACCCCGGCCGTATCGTCGGACATACATCGGCGATTTCCGCCAGCGGCTCCGACCTCCTGGTATCTGGCGTCATTTCCGGTTCCGGCGAAGCCGCGCGCGAAGTGCGCGAAAACGCCGCGAACGGCTTCCCCTGGCAAATGAGCATCGGGGCGGAAGCCAAGAAGATCGCCTTCCACAAGGAAGGCGCGAGCGTGACGGTCAATGGCAAAACTTTCGACGGGCCGCTGTATGTGGTCCGCAAGGCTGTATTGGGGGAAATCTCGTTTGTGGCTCTCGGCGCGGATGATGCGACCGAAGCCGGTTTGGCGGCTCGGGCCGCAAGGGAAAAGGAGATCGACATGGATTTTGCAAAATGGTTGCAGGCTGAATTCGGCATGGATGCGGCTGGCCTGAGCGAAGAGCAGGAAAAGAAGTTTAAAGCGAAATATACGGCCGCGATGGAAGCGGCGAAAAAGGCGGAAGACGACAAGGCCGCTGCGCTGGCGGCGGCTGCGGCTGCAACGAAAAAGACCGACGACGATAATGGCGACAAGTCGGGCGAAGCCATTGCCGCGATTCGCGCCGAGAACGCCCGCATTGCGCAGATCAACGCCGCGTGCGCCGGTGATGCGGAAATTACCGCGCGCGCGATCTCGGAAGGGTGGACCCCGGAGAAGGCAGAGATGGCGGCGCTCAAGGCCAAGGCTGTTCGCGTCAAGCAGGATAGCGGCGTCGGTGCTCCTGCCGTGATTATCTCCAAGCAGGAAGGCGGCGCTGCGGTTCTGGAAGCGGCCTGCGCGTCCGTTGGCGGGCTCAAGGACATCGAAAAGGCGTTCGACGCCAAGACGCTCGAAGCCGCGCGCAAGCGTTTCCGCTACGGCATTGGCCTGCAGGAACTCATCATGGAATGCGCGTGGGCGAACGGATTCACCGGGCGCGGATTCCGCGCCGATCCGAAGGCCGCGCTTAAGGCTGCGTTCTCGACCACCGATATCAGTGGCATCCTCGCGAACACGGCGAACAAGTATTTGCTCGCCAGCTTCAACGCCGTGGAATCGACCTGGCGCTTGATTTGCGCAATTCGTCCGGTAGTCGATTTCAAGGCCGTCACCAGCTACCGCCTGACCGGCGATTTCATGTATGACAAGGTCGGGTCTGGCGGCGAATTGAAACACGCCAGCGCCGGGGAAGAGAGCTTCACGAACCAGGCCGACACCTACGGCAAGATTTTCAGTCTCACTCGGCAGGACATGATCAACGACGATCTCGGCGCGCTGATCGGAATTTCTCAGCGGCTCGGGCGCGGCAGTGCGCTCAAGATCAACGATGTGGTTTGGACAGTGTTCCTGGCCGACCATGCCACGTTCTTCACTACTGGTCGTGGAAATTATGCTACCGGCACCACAACCGCGCTGTCCATCAATGCGCTCACGGCTGCGGAATTGCTGTTCATGAACCAGACAGATCAGGATGGCCACCCGTTGGCGGTGAACCCGGCAATTCTGCTCGTTCCGAATGCGCTAAACGTGACGGCCTCGCAGATCAT